GCGATACGTTCATTGGCTCGGCGACGAATGTAGAGGAGTACCGGTATAACGAGTCGAAGTTTGAGGAGACTGACGACGATCGAGCGAAGCGTCTGGAACAGGACAAGCGGTTGTCGAAGTTTGACAAGCTGATGCGGGACAATGTGGCGGATGTGCCTAAGATTGGGATNNCCCCCGACCCCTCTCCACAAGGAGAGGGGAGAGCAAAACTTGGCAAGTCTCGAAGACTTTCCAAGTTTGGAAATCACGGATGCGGCTTTGGATTATGAGATTGACGGGGCGGCAAAGGCTTTGGAAGACTGGTAATCAAGTAGCAAGTAGATAGTAGCAAGTAAAAGTTAGAATTGAGAATTAAAAGATAGAAACTTAATTAATAACAAAAAACTAAAAGAGATGATTACAAGTGAATTGAAAAAGAAAGTAGTAGAAAAATTGGCGGAGGCTCGGAAGATGTTTGAGGGGTCGGATGCCAAGCATGCGGTAAGTCTTGGGATCAGCAGTTCGCAGTACTCGCGCATCAAGAATGGCGACGTGGAGAGAGTTCTGTCGGAGCCGCAGTGGATCAGTCTGGCGCGTCGGCTGGAAGTGAGCCTGACGGATATGCCGGAATGGAAGGCAGTGAGGACGCCGGTGTATGATTATATCACGACGGTTCTGGAACTGTGTCAGACAAACGTATCGTCGTCGCTGATATGCGATTTGAGCGATATAGGAAAGAGTTATTCGGTAGTGCGATACCAGAAATCGCACCGCAACGTGGTGTATGTTGACTGCTCGCAGGTGAAGCACAAGCAAAGATTGATCAGGTATATCGCTAAGGAGCTGGGGGTTGGTTATACGGGCAGTTACGCAAACGTTTACGAGGATTTGGTGTTTTATCTGAAAACCATCCCCCACCCTTTAATTATACTTGACGAGGCAGGCGACCTGCATTACGAGGCTTTTTTGGAAATCAAGGCGCTGTGGAACGCGACTGAGCTATGCTGCGGGTTCTGCATGATGGGCGCCGACGGCTTGGCAAAGAAGATACAGCAGGGCATCGACGGTCGGAAGGTTGGCTATACGGAGATATTCAGCCGGTTCGGTAAGCGATACTTGCGGGTATTGCCGATGTCGTCGGAGGACAGGAAGAAGATGATGTCGGACAGCGCGATGATGATCATACAGGCGAATGCTCCGGAAGGCGTTGATGCGGGTCAGGTGCTGAGGAAGTGCATTGGCGACGACGGTCTGCCGAGCCTGCGGCGGATTTATAAGGAGTTGACGAAGATGTTGATCGGGTAGTAAGTAGTCAGTAGCAAGTAGATAGTAGTGGAGAAGAACGGAAGGATAAAGCGGGCGTTGTCGGTGGACAATGTATTGAGGGCGAAGTTCACGTCGTTTGAGTTTGAGGGCGTGTGGCGTCGTTCTGTTGGCTGTCCGGAGCGTAGCGGTACGTGGATGATTTACGGCCCGCCGAAGAATGGAAAGACGACGTTTGCGATGCAGGTGGCAAGACAGCTGACGCAGTTCACGCCGGTTTTGTACAACTCGGTGGAGGAGGGCATCAGCCTGTCGATCCGCCATGCGTTGGAGCGGGAGTTTCTGCCGCACGTGAAGCCTGTGAATCCGTTCACGCTGGTGGACAGCGAGTCGCCGGAGGAATTGACGAAGCGGCTGCTGTTGCGCCGCTCGGCAGGCGTGGTGATCATTGACTCCGTTCAGTTCTGGGATATTTACTTCGAGCATTACAAGAAGTTGAAGAAGATGTTTCCGTCGAAGCTGTTCATTTACATCAGCCACCAGCAGGGTTGGACGCCTCAGGGCGCTGTGGCGCGGAGGATCTGGCGTGATGCTTCGGTGGTGTGGCATGTGGACAGGTTCAAGGCTTTTCCTTCGGGTCGCTACGGCGGCGGTGAGGAGATTGTGATTTCGGAGGAGAGGGCGAAGGGACTTTGGTAATAATTGAGAATTGAGAATTGTTAATTAATAATTAATAATTAATAATTAACAGGTAGTAAGTAGCAAGTAGTAATTAGCAAATAATAATTAGAAAGTAACAGGTAGAGATTATCTACTAACTACTATCTACTAACTACTAACTACCTAAATAAATAGATAAAGATGGTAACATTTATGGAGAAAGAGACAAAGGGTCTGATCAAGAAGTTTCACACGATATGCGGGCGTCTTGGTATGACGGAGGAAGAGCGTCGGGCGATGCTGTCGGCGAACTACGGTGTGGCGTCGTCGTTAGATATGACGGCGTCGCAGCTGATGGAGCTGTGCAATGCGCTGGATGGCCGGCTGCGTCCGGCTGCGGGCGATACGGACAGGTGGCGGAAGCGTCTGATAGCGGCGATATTCGGTTACTTCAAGGCGATGGGTCGCCAGACGGACATGTCGGAGGTGAAGCGTGTGGCGTGCCGCGCGGCGGAGGCGTCGGATTTCAACCGTATCCAGCTGGAGCGGCTGCGGTCGCTGTATTATGCGTTCCGGAACCGTAAGAAGGATATGGAGGCGGTGGCGGCGATAACTTGGTATGAGAGGCTGAGGACGATAGGACTTAATTAATCAGGTAGATATGAAGATAACGATAAAAACATTGAGGGGAAGGAGCAGGAATGCTATTGTAAATGATATGCGGCAGGTGTGGATGTACTTTTTGCGTCACACGGCGGGTATGACTTACGAGGAGATCGGCAGGACGGTGAATCGTAACCATGCGACAGCTTTGCACGGTGTGCGGCGGGTTGAGCAGATGCTGTCAATCGGTGACAATCGGATTTGTGCCATTGTGGAAGCGGTGAAGGATGACTTTGAAAAATTATATCCATGAGTAAGGCTAAGTTTTGTATTGAAGTGGAAGCGACGGCGCTGTTTGTAGCGGAATAGGTGTTTAAGGTCGAAGAGATAATGTGTCCGAAGTGTCACGGAATAGGTGAATATATGGATCATGGTCTGATCCAGCAAAAGGACATGATTGTAGCGTGTGATCGTTGCAAAGGTAGCGGAAAGCTGAATGCGGAGGTATTAATTAAATGGATGATGGGTTAAAAATGTATTCGGAAATATTTTTAGAAAAGGTTGGTCAGGTGAATGAGATCTATTTGGATCAGAAGGCAAAGGGTTTGAGTAACGAGGAGATATATCGCCGGTTTATTAAGCACCGGTTTTTTATATCGCGGAATACGTTTTATAACTATCTGACGATACCGTATAAGCAGTTTTGTCAACTGAAAGCGACGAAATGATGTAAATCAGGTAGCAAGTAGTTAGTAGTAAGTAGCAAGTAGCAAGTAGCAAGTAGAGTTATGACGGTAGAAGAATTGAATCGTGAGATAGCGCGGATAAACGACGAGGTGCGTGCGTTTGCGCGTGATGGTGCGCCGGTGATTGTTGGCGTGGAGGCGGTAAATTATTTCCAGAAGGCGTTTGACGATCAGGGCTGGGAAGGCAAGTCGTGGGACGATGTTGAACGCCGGAAGCCGGATTCGGCGTGGTATGGTCATTCGGGACAGACGGGACGGTTTTCGGAAGCGCGGACGACGGCTCCGATACTGTCGGGCGAGACGGGCGAACTGCGGAACGCGATCAAGTCGGATCCGCAGGCTGGCAAGGTAACGATCCGCAACGAGAAGCCCTACGCGCGGGTTCATAACGAGGGCTTGCCGGCGAAGATATACGGACGCAAGTCGTTCGTGATGAAGAAGCGGACGTTTATGGCGGTTACGGACGGGCTGATGAAGAATATTCATGAGAAGCTGCAACGGGAGGTGGATAAGATTGTAGCAGGCAGAAGGTAGAATTTAGAATTGAGAATTAAGAATTAAGAATTAATAGACAGTATAGTATATGAAAGAAATTTATTTGGCTGTAATGGCAAGGTTGCTGGCGGAGGTGCCGGCGTTGAAATGGATTGACCTTGATGAGGGTCAGTTGGATGCGAATCAGTCGGAACGTCCGTCGGTAGGATTTCCGGCTGCGCTGGTGGGAATAGACTTGACGCAGTGCGAGACGCTGTATGGCAGTCGTCAGCGTGCGACGGCGACGGTGAGCGTGCGGGTGGCACAGAACCCGACGGTGTCGCGGACATCGGCGGGCGCGAATGCGCAGGCGCGGACGGCGTCGTTAGAACGGTTTGACCTGATTGAGGCGGTTGCGATGGCGTTGCAGGACTACGGGACGGCGGCGTTCAATCCGCTGTCGCGGGTGCGTCAGGTGAAGGAGCGTCGTCAGGACGGGATTTTGATTTACAGGATTGAGTTTGAGACGGCGTTTCGGACGGGGGAGGCGGTTGAGAATTGAGAATTGAGAATTGAGAATTGAGAATTAAGAATGCGAGATAAACATTTGAATGTT